AAGAGAGTCCGAATAGTTAGATAGAGTGACAACCTGAAAATATGCATTTTCAACGGCTGACTTTTGCACCATATACGAAGGCTTATGATTGAAATCGCATACGGGGTCTACGACAGAACTTAAAGGCATTTGGCCAGGCACATTACTCATTGTATTATATATATATATATTAACTACATAATATTTTTTATAAAATATTATATTCTATATTGTAATTCAAATTTTGTGTTTATTATTTAATAATTCTATATGAATATTTCTTTTTTTGTGTTTTGATAGGCATTTACGAGATACTGATGCACCACAATCACATATAACTATCTTATCCCCCCATTCTTTTTTTCTGATACATTCTTTTTCTTTATTATTTTCTACATATATTTTTTTCTTTATTGCTATAGTATCTTTATTATCCTCATAATATTGTTTCCTTTGTTGTTTATATTTTGTCTTATTTCTTATAATACATTCTTCTTCTGTTATATATGCTTTATTAGGATTGATACATATATCTTTATTCAAATTTATATAATATTGTTCTCTCTGTCGTAATTCATTCATACTATTACAATTATACTCTTCTATTAGTTCAATACGTATATTAGGATATGTAAATAATTTTATAGCGTGAGTGTTTTTATGGCATCTATGCTGAGCTAACCGATTATAAAGCTTTTGCACTGTTGAGCCAATATATATATTAGTTGTATCATCTGCAACAATCTTATATATTTTACCTTTTACTAACTCCATTTTATTTTAAGAATATATATAATTATAATCTTTATATGGTTTGACGTTTATAATAACATTGTGGACTTGGAATAAAAGGCCACTTTAATCAAATTATTTGAATTGCCTTGAGATATGATAGGGTGTTTGTTGTTAAAACAATCTGTCCAATAAGCCTGAATTGTAAAGTTTTTTATAGGCGGCCCCGATTTTAATGATACTAGCCGATTTTGAGCAATAGAAGAGGTTGTATATTGTATTATATTTCTATTCTCACCAAATGCATCTGCATCAACTTGAACATCAAAGAATATAGGCAATTGAGGTCTTGCTATATACTGGTTATTATCTATAGCTACATTTTGTTGATTAGTCTGCTGTATATCATATTCTAATTTAGTTGAAACATCAATAAGGAATACAATACGGGATACCGGACACATTATATTAAATGTATTTTGTGTTGCTGTCATTGTAATCAATCCTGAATCAATATTATTTTTAGTATCATAACATGACATTTTACATAATGCATCCGGCGCCGGTCTTAATGGTTTAGTCAGATACGAATACGGACATCCAAATAAATCAGCACTCAATAAATCTTGATACATGAAAACATTAGTTGTTTCTCCTTCTGTCTGGTCAAAATATGCTGCTTCTAATACCAATTTAAATCGCTTCAATGAAAAATCATATACATAATAGGGATATTTTGCTTTATCTAATACTACTCCTAATAATACTAATGCATCACAAAAATTAATCCACATACGTTTTATATTATCATTGAATATCTTTATTAATTGCACTACATCATAAACACTATAATATAATAAATTGTTATAATCCGTAAGATTTACATTAGCAACTGTAATATTAGGCGGCGTAAATCCTATATATTGACTCTCATATATTACACTGTCGGATAATACAAGCAATTGAACTCCTACATCTGTTTTATATTGAAATGTAATAACAAATGGGGATAAATCAGGATTAGTATTAGGATATTGCGCAACTGGAAATATATACATGGGGATGCTTTCTGTATGTATTTTAAATCTAGCAAGACTGATATAATACATTTCAGGATTATAAAGGATTGTATCATCTGAAGAGAATGTAAAACGGCTCAATTGATTCTGGCTATTCTCATCTGGGTCGCTGTATATACCGGTTGTAAGACTATTATTAACAAAAATTGGGTCGTGTTCTGATGACATTGGATAATTATATATATAATATACAATTATATTTTAAATTTTAATATTCAATAACAAATTCAATATATGGTGTTATATGTTTCATTGCATACCGTCGGCCTTTTGTTGGATTAACTAACCTAAACCTATAAAAGTTTTTAGTTATATCTAATTTAATAGGTTCGTATCCATGGGATATTATCCATTTGTAAGCATCTCTAATATTAACAACTTTATTGATTATAATTGATTGTATCATTCTTATATATACATATGTATTAGATATAATTTATTGTCTAGGCATAATTTGATTAAGGTAATTAATCATATCTTGTTTAGCATCTTCTTTCTTTTGCTTATCATTCTGTTTAGGCGGTTTAGGTTTTAACCTAAAGCCGGACTCTCTTCTATCATCCGCTTTAGGTGATTTAACTGATGTTATCTCAGGTATCATAACTTTTTTATTCTTAGGTTCAAATTTGGGTTTATTATGTAATTGCCATGGTAATTGTTTATTTACTACTTTTTCCTTATTGCACAATATATGTTCTGCTTCTTTTGTATGTAATTCCTTAATATCATTATATTTAACTTCTTCAATTAATTCAACTTTAGCATTACCATATTTTATAATACTATATGAGCTTTTACCTTCTCCTTCTTTTAATTCAATCATATCATTTCGTTTTTTATAATCATATAAATGACCTTTGAAACGTTTGTTAATGCTGTATATAGTTGAGCCTATATATATATTATCGGTTGATTCACTTACAATTTTATATATATATCCTGTTTTAGTTTCTTGCTTATCTTTAACAAATGGATTGTTTATAATAATTGGTTTATCATCTATTGGTTTGCCATCAGCAATTAATTGGATACTATCTTTTATTTTATTAAACCTTGCTTTTTTCAATTCTTCTTTTAGTTTATTAGCTTCATCCAGTTTCCCTATTCTTTTGTAATATCCTATTTTATTATATACCTGTTTAGCCTCCATATTATATATTATATATATTACTATGTTTTTAAGCCGCCGTCCGCTTTACTTAATTTTTACTTATTTTTTACTTAATGAGGAGGCGCTAAAAGAGGAGGCTCCATTTTTATGAGCTATATATAAAAATATAAAAATATTATTTTGAAATTTATTTTTTCTATTTAGTTTATATAAATTCCCTCCACCGCCTCAACAATCATTGCCTTAATGGCAAAATTAAGTAAAATGCTTCCTCTTTCCCTCCACTTTCTCCTCCACAAAATAAATTCCCTCCACAAGATACTCTTACAGCTTTTATACTCTTATGGCTTTCATAGAATAAAACACCATTAAGGTATATGTTTATCTAAATCCTTATGGTTATCCATAAAGGTATATGTTTATCTAATCCATCTATAAATATCTATGAGTCAAATATAATATTTTCTTATCATTAGCTTCAGTATCATCATCAAATTTATAATAATCAAGTAAATCATTAAGATTCTTATGCTTATATGCATTCATGATAACAAAGCAACACCATCTGCCACAAACGGCGCTTTTCTCGTCTTGTAATACTCTCTTATTTATAGTTATCTTATCATTTGCTTGTTTCAATAGTTTCGTTATATGGGGATATGTTTCATCGTTTAACAGTTTAACATCATCATCTATACTGTTTATAATTTGCTTATCCGTTCGGCCATAACTATCAAAATAAACAATAGTATCATTATGTTTATATACACATATAAAATGGCCGTTATCTGTTCCTTCAAGTATATACAATATAATACATGCATCATACGGATATAATAGGTCTCTTATACGATTATATTGCAATGTGTCCTCATACGTAATACATTTAATTTTATTGTCAAATATTTTATATATATCTCCTATTGATAAGGCCTTATTCATAATATAATATATCTATCTATATTATTTTTCTATCAAGTAAAGATATTTATGAAAATCAATTTTATGCTCTTCAATGAATCTGATACTATCTTTATTTACCATATCAGTTATAGTTTTATCAAAATTTTCAGTAATATCCTTTATTTCATTTATTTGTTCTTCTGTTAATTTTCCATCAACTATAAAATCTTGAATTCCATAAGTGATTCTTTCAATTGTAGATAATGAAACTTTATTTTTAATATTAAAAATCCTTTGTAATTCAGTAGCTATATATTCATAATGCAAGTATAACGCTTCATACGAATCTTCTGTAAATTTCTTATAATAATTCTCTATAATATAATATGCTATATTCATTAATCCTTTACTGTAATTAAATATTGCATTATCTCCAACTTGACAAAATTTATGTAATAAAACGGCCAAATCATACTCTTTCTTCTTACGGCATAATGCATACAATCGTTTTAATGCTTTAAAATAATCCTTCTTAACATATACACACATCATTAAGTTCTCATAAACACTATAATCTGCTAATTTTAATGCTTTTTTATTATCTTCTTCTGACATTAATACATTTGTTGCTTCACTCATGTATAACTCACCGCCATATAAATCAATCTTTGTTAATTCACTTTCATATATACCTTCATCTAATGAATATTTAGTATATCCATCTGGTTCTAATTGAAAACCTTGTAAAACTTCTGTATATGTCCATCTACGAGTAATTAACTGGTGTATTTCATATTTTAGTTTTAGGTATTCTTCTATAGTCGGTTTATCCTTTATTTGCTCTATATTATCAAAGCCAAAATGTCTCCATAGAAATTTTAACTCCTTAGGATTATATTTATTATCTGGTTTATTTTTCTTAAAATCATACGAGCCAATATAATTTTTTAATTCTCTGTATTGTGTCAGACCACATTTAATATCTCCTATAAAATAACTTGTTAAAAAATCTACTTTTTTAATTATATTATCTATAATTTGTTGTAATACCGAAGCTTGATTTTTTTTTTCAACTATTTGATATATATCTATATCTCCGGCATATATATTACCAATATAAGTGTTAGACCCAAATAAAAACCATTCTTTTTTATAAGTATCTACTGAATGTTGACCTGTTTGATATATTATATATCTAATTAAGCTTACTTCTGATATTGAATAATCTTCAGGATATACTTTTTCTGTAAATAGTATTTTGAATTTCTTTTTATTTTCATTATGCTCCTCCTTTGAAACCAACATATAGATGTATAATATATTATTTATATAAAAAATAAAATAGATTTATTAATATATAGAATGGAAAAAATTGATTTTAAGAAACTTACAGAAGATGAACTGCATAAAGAAGTATATGAGCTGCTTGAAAAGATTGAAGTATTAAAAACAGAAAACAAAAAGCTAACAGAAAAAAATGAGTATCTTATTAATACTCTGCTAGACCTTGAGGAAAAAATGGATTGCTCAGATAGTGATGATAGTGGATGCCTCGAAACGATCTCACGACGTT